TGGAATCATATACTGGCGCGCTGCGCTTGTCGCCATAACGGGGTTGGCCTAATCCTCCACCGGGCATCGCTTGAAGTGTGACCGGCAGAAGGTCGGGTCGGGTTTCATCAACGTCTCGCCCGGACCATTCTCCGGTCCAAGGGTCTTTGTATCTGCCCTGTTTGTAGTAAGCGGCTTTGTTAAGTTGGCCGGTTCTTGGATCAACAAACCGACTTATGTCGTTAACGTGTTTGGGCTTCCACGCAGGCGTTGCAGTAGCAGGGCTCGAGTTAGCCTGTTCGTAAGCTTCCACCGCTTCCCTTGTCGGCTTGACGCCGCCGGTGCCTTCAATCTGTTGGAAAGGGTTTTGCGGCACTCGTGGGGCTGCCCCGGGTCTGCGTTGCTTGCGGTCATCAATGCCGTCTCCGTCAGAGTCTAAAAATCTCATGTCTCTTTTGGAGCCGGAAGGCATGCCGATAAATTTACCCCACTCGGAGGGTTGGGCCATGGGAGGAGGTTGATTGCCGGCGGGGGGGTGCATCGGGAAATTGATGCCGATTTTTTTCACCGGAGGATCGAAACGGTAGGGGTTTTGCATACCTTTGGGCAGGTTGTTTTGTCGGGAAATGTCACAAGTTTACCACATGCTGGCAGACTTCTGCTTCTGTTGCTGCCGCATCATGTATTGGCGGGAATCTTCATTAAGGGCGCGCTGCGCGCCGGCTGCAAAATGATTCTGAGCCAGATCAGAACGTGTTTTCCAAAACGTGGCGTCATCCATGTCCGCCTGTCTAACTTTAGGCGCAAAGCGCTGTATTCCACCGAGAGGATTACTGACTTTGGGCGCCCTCGGAGCTTTGGGAGCTTTGGGAGGTTTGGGTGCTTTGGAAGCTTTGGCAGAGTTTGTGCCGGGCCTTGCCACATTGGTTTCCAAAAGCATTTTGGCGCCATAGTTTGTTTTGGCCAAGTTTTGCAGTTGGCCTGCGGCGTTGTATGCCCTGTCCATGTTGGCGGCGGCAATCTTCTGTGTGGGTTTGATAAACATAATGTTGCCAGCAATGTGAACAATGCCGCCGGTGTGTCAATTATTTCGACAACTTACCCGCATTCGGTGGCGAGTTGTGTTTGCCGGCGGGCATAGACATGGGTGCGCTTGGCTTCGCGGGACAGCTTGGCCTCGAGGGTTTCCATGGGTGAGGCGGCCGGCAGCACGTGGGCAAGGATGGCCAGCATCATGACCCAATCATCGTGCCAGCCATCGCCGGCGGCTTCGGTTCCATCGGGATGCGTGACGAAGTTGCGCAGTTCGGCCAAGGCCCGCGGGCAACGCAGGTCGAGTTCTTGCTCGCGGATCAGGGCGGCCAGTTCTCCAATCACTTGGCGCTTGCTCGAGGTGGTGGTCTGGAAGCCGGGAATGAGCACGGATTTACCTACGCCGGCTTTTTTGCGCGCCCAGACATTGCATTTGTGCCGGCGCAGCAGGTCCACCATGCCGTTGAGGTTGTTGATTTCCGGGGCAATGAGGCAGCCGCCATACCATCGGGAGGTCAGAGCAATGCGCTCGGCCACAATGTCGAGGTCTTTGGTGCGGTCATCAGGCATGGCCGCCGCGACCAGCATGGCGGTATGGTCGGTGTTTTCTCTGTCCGTGTAACGCGCGCGGCCAATGCCGTAGGCGTGACAGTCAGTTTCCCGGCGGCTGGCGATGGATTGCTCGCCGGTCATGAAATCGGCGGCGCCAATATACCGGCGCGTTTCGTGCGGGGTTTCCCAGACGCGCAGCCATGCCTCGGCCCGGGAGGTTTCGATAAAGGTCGGGGCCGCGGCGCCGGAAGGTAGTTCGAGGATGCCGTAGCGGGGTTCTGGCAGGGCCGGCTGTGCGGACGCGATGTGTGCCATGCCCTCGAAATCAAAGCGGTTCTGGCCCGATTGCAGGAAGCAGGTGATGGCATCGGTGGGATACTCTTGGAGGAACTTGCGGGCATCGCCGTTACAGGCGGGCGAGTCGATCACTTGCCGGCGCCATTTGAGCTTGGCCGGCGAAACTTGGTAGCGGTCCACCAGTTCCCGCTCGCCGGCATACTGGCTTTGTCCGTCGAGGTCAGCCATGAGGTTGTCGGCTTCTTTTGGGGTGATGGGTGCCGCGGAATCGTCAAACTCGAACCAAGGGGCAAAGACGCGAATGTAGCCGTTTCCCTGCCGGCCGGCCTTGAAGTCCTCGAAGTCGGCCGCGGCCTGCCATGTCTGGTAGAATACCCCTTGGGCGCCATTCGGGGTGGATTCCATGATGACCACGCTTTGCGGCAGGTTGGGCACGGAGTTCATGATGGATTGCATGACGTATTCCCCGGAGGTTTTGCCCTTGGAACGGTAGTGCGCGGCCTCGGAGGCCAAGAGGAAATGGATGTCGCCGCCCATGCCGGCCCGGGGATCGTTGGCCGTTTCCTCCCGCACCTTGCTGCCGTGGGAAAACTCCCGGCGATTCTGCTTGGGAAAGTTGCCCCAATGGTTGAACCGGTCGGTTTCTACGTAGCGGGTCCAGCACTCCATGAGTTTGGCCGTGGTGCCCAGATCGTCGCCCAGAATGGCGCCGTATCCCATGTGGTTACGCAGGTGGGTGTAGCCGATGGCGAGCGATACCGTGCTCGAGCCCTTGCGCCGGGGTTTGAGGATGATAATGCGGCAGGGGATTTTCTGCTGCCGGCACCAGCAATATATGTCGATCACCCTCTGTTGGAAGGAGTTAACGCGCGGGGTAATCAGTTGGCCGGCGCGGTCGAGGATGGTCGCGCAGGTTTCCATCCACAAGGCGGGATCGCGGCGCAAGGTCAGAGCGGTTTCTTCGGGGTTGGTCACGCTTGTTGGCAGTTTTTCCATGGGGTTTCAGGGTCGGATGGCCGGGTTTGTCACGCTTTTGGCTGATTTTCGGTCGATTTTGGCAGGTCTTGCGGGTTGGGTGGCTGGATTGTCACGCTTTCTGGCGATTTTAAGAGCCTGCCAAGGTCGGGTTGGTAGGTTCTCATCACCGGATCGTAGATTTTTCCCCGCGGCGCCGTCAGCCGGCGGTAGGTATCCACCGCGTTGATCCACGATGTCTCGAGGCCGGCGTTCCACTCATGCGCCGGCGGGAAATTGTGCGGCGCCCGGGTTCTCCAACTTTCGCCGGCACAGCCACCGGACAGGATCGCCAGCAGTAGCGACAGGGTTTTCATGCCAAGTCCTGTGTGAAGGCGGTTTCCTGCGCATTGCGGCCTATTTCCGCATGCCATGTGTCCGGCGCCACCACCTTGTAGTCGAGCGGATGGCCGGCTTTGCAGAAGCTATCGTCTTTCCACAGGATGCGGTTGTTGGGTTGGGCCGCAATCTGCCCGGTGCCGTCCTCGAGGCAGAGCAAATGGTAGCATTTGTGCTCGGGCGGGTATTGCGAGTAGCCGTTTTCGGTGTGGTCGAGGGTGAACCAATACGCCCCGGGGATCAGGTTTCCGTCCCGCCGGCGGTATTCGCAGCCCATTTCCCGCAAGTATTCATACCGGGTCACGCTGAAATCCCATCCATGGCAGTCCCACATTTGCAGGTCGGTCAGGGGATGGCGGTATTCTACCCGCGGAACCTCATGAAAAAGGGCGTGGAGCGGGATTCTGGCCCATTGCGCGCCGCTTTCGCAGAGGATCGAAAAGTGCAGCGCCCGGCTTGGGATGCTCGTTACCCCGAAGATCACGCAGGGTTCGTATTGGCCGGCGTATTTCTCCTCGAGGCCGTGCAGGAATCGCTTGTCCACGTAGCCGTAAACGTGCTCGGGAACGCTGGCATTGTGGCAGTGGTGTCCCATGGTCGGATTATTCCGCGGGATTCTGCCCGCCGGCCGGCGTTCCGACTTCTATCAGCCGGCTTTTCTCCAGTTGGATGCGCCGGACCTTCTCCTCGAGTTCGTCCAGCGGGATGAATTTGTGCTGGTGCTCGTGCTCCATGGCGATCTTGTCGCCGTATTTCTTGGCGTTCCACTTCCCGATCAGACGCAAGCGGGTGTCGATGCGGATTCTCTTGTCGTTGGGGTCCAGAGTCGGGTTGTCCGCGATGGAGATGCACTGGTCGGCCATAACGTGGGTTCCGTTTTCTCGCGCACGCGCGGAAAGTTCTCTAAAATCAGGCCTTTCAATCTCCCACCGGAACACCGTGGCGATGCTCGGCATGTGCTCGTCCTCGCAAATGCGGGTCATGGTTTCGCCCTTGGAAAGCCGCAGGCAGATTTCCTCACAGACTTGAGGCGAGTAGATCGAGGGCCGGCCTCGTTTG